ATTATATATTAAAGATTAAACCTAATAACATTCTTGCTATAAAATAGCTTGGTGCTAAAATCAATACTAAAGTTTGTAATTTTTTCATCTTGTTTTGTTTTTATAATTAATAATACTCAAATATAAAACAAATTATTTAATTAACAACTATGTTAATACGTTTTAACATTTACAAAATTGCAATACAAACAATGCCAATTATAATATATGCCACTATTAATGCCATTACTATAAACAACATCAATCCTTTTTCTGTGCTTGATTTATTCATAACTCTTTGTATTTGTTTTTTAATGAGATGTAATGATAATCTGATTCACTCAACTTTAAATCCATTAAGTCATCCATTGCTTCTTGCCTTCTGATACAAGCTGGTAGTTTGTCAATTAGTTGTTGTAGTTTCTGTATTAGTTTTCTTTTGTACATAATGTTTGTTTTAGTTTTTCAATATATAATGTTGCATCCATTAATTCTTCTTGTAGGTGTTGTAGCCATTCAGAGGTGCTTAAATCGTTTCTATCCATTGTTTTGTTGTATTTCTTTATACCAACTCTTGAACGTTCTTTATATGAACTTACAACTGATTTAACAATGCTATCTTGTTCTTCTTGCATCTCTGCCCATTTTTCTCTTGTATTCATTATTTCTCGTATATTTTAGTTACTATTATTTGAAAGATACCAATGTATAATACTATATCTTCTTCATACATTTCAACATCATCAAATGTATAATGTCTTATACCAAGCAGTAATCCTTTAAAAAATCCAGCTTTAATCTCGTATCTTATTAATGTCATAGTTGTATATCTTTGTGTATAAATCCCAAATAGCTTGGAATGATTCTTGTTTATTAAATTCTTTTCCTTTCATATAGTAATTACCTTTTATCCTATTGCAGTAAACTTTATAACTGTTACCAGATACAACTGGGTAAATTATAAATCCTTTTTTAAAACAATACTGCTGATGCTCATAATTACAATTTTTTAAGTGTATCTTCTTTTTAATCTTTGGCATTTAAGTCCTCGTATATATCAATTAGTTCAAGTGCTTTCTCTACTCCCTTTGCCTCACAAAATCTTTTCTGTTCAAATAGTTGTAGCCAATATTCCATTATGTCTTTTCTATCTCCATTACTAAAGTAGCTATCAACACAACTTCTGTAAGCAACAATCTCTTTATTCTTACAAAGTTCCTTTTGTAACATAATCTTCTATATTTTCTGTTTGTAGGTAGTCATAATATCTTTCTGTGGCAATGTCTAGTTTTCTTCTACCACTATCAATAAATTCTTGTGAACATTTAAAGATACCAACGTCAAGTGTATTTTTATCAACTACAACAAATTCAAAGTCAAATGCTCCAAACAATTCTAAATATAATGCAGCTTGTAGATCATAAGAAAAGTGATGTGCAGACCTTTCAAAGTTTTTTATGTCAGCAGTTGTTTTTAAATCTATTACAACACCATCTTTTAATATATCTGCTTTACCTCTAAATGCTAAATCATTATATGTATCAATTGCTGGTATTTCAAATCTTGCACCCTCCAGTATGTTCTTTACATCAGTTACACTTCGTACTCTTTCAGATATCTTTTTTGCCTTATGATATTCTGCATTAGTAAATACGTTGTGTGAGCCAACTTCTTGTACTGCTAGTTTATATTGCTTTGATGCTTTTGTACCTTCTGTAAATGTTAAGTAGTCTACTTTTTCTGGCTCAAGTACCATAAGATGTATTAATTGACCATCTCTTAATGCTTGTACATTTGTTTGTTTTTCTGTTAGTGATCTATAATAAGCATAAGGAGAATCTAAAAGTTTTTTTGATGCTGAACTTGATAATGCATTTACACCAAGATACCCATAGTAAAATTCATCATCCATCATTTTGCTTAAAATGTCTTTCTTGTCAAATACTTCGTTGTTTAATAATTTAATTGTTTCCATTTATTTTAGTTTTATTGCTTGTTTTATATTTATTTCTGTTACTTGTTTTTTTACCCATCTTCTGTTTTTAAATTCTGATGTGGCTGGTAATGATTTCTCAAACCATTTTAAATCTACTTTGTTTAAATTAAATAGATAGATACCTTGTGGTGTACTATTGATGTATATTGGTATGTCAAAATGTTTATTTGATTCTTTTATTAAAGCATCGTATTTAGACTTTTCAAGTATTAAAGTATCGTAATGTTTCTTTCTGCACTTTAATTCTATTCTGCTTTGCGTTTCAATGTCGTAGCAATCCCATCTTGATATTGGATTTTTACTGTTTACTAATGTCTTGTAGTGGTTTTTTGACAACCATTCAAATAAATCTTTTTCTTTCCATTTTAGCATAAACGCAATATAATGTTTATTTGTTATAAATCATAATCGTTGTCTACAAATTCTGGTAAACCATTTTCATTTATTGTAAAGCTAAAAGTTTCAAAACCTCTATTTCTACTTCTTTTACATTCAACAGTTATCCAACCTTGATTAACTCCATTCTTTTCTAACTTAATTTGTGTTTCTGCTTTCTTTTCTAAAAAACTACCAAGATGCCCAGTTGGTTTATCAGATCCGTAATTACTATGTATGATTGTAACAATATGACATTGCAGCTCATCTGTCCAACTCATTAACTTTTGTATAGCTTCATTACATTGTTCTAAATTATTTACATCAGCAACTAAATCTGCAATACCATCAATGATAACTAAACCAATATCTTTACCTTCAAGTTTGTCATTTAAGATGTAATCAATAAAATCAACTCTATCTTTATAACTCATTGTTCTTAAAGCATAAGTATAATAATTATCATCATCTGGCATATCATTCATTAGTATTGGTCTACGGAATACTTTTTGACAATGAAACTTTCCTTGCTCTGTATCAAAATGAATTATCTTTCTGCCTTTTCTATGTCCTTTTAATAATCCACTATATTTATTTGAATCACTTTGATATGCTGATACAAGTAAACTAGAAAAAAAAGACTTCATTGATTTTGGTGGTGCTTGGATAAAGCTAAAATTTCCGTATGTACCAATTGGTATATGATATTCTACAACATCTCCATTATGATTTATGTCATTGTAAGTACCACAACTTATTGCAACTGGTGGATATTTAACATCTTCACTAATATCAACATAGGCATCATCCTCCATAAGTTGCATAAACATTCTCTTTGTTTCATCATCTTGTGTTTTTGTTTTTTTCGTCATCTATATATTTTTGTATTTTTTTCTTGTAATATTTACCAAGTATATTATCATTTAAGAATTTATCATTTTCTAAAACGTTTTCGGTAAATTGTAGTTTTGTTTCATAATAACTCATCATTGTTCTATTGTAGCAAATATATATAATTTCCCTATAACAATTTTGTATTTCCCATTTTTTACTTTCTTTATTGCTACCAGTATATTTCATCCAATTACTTTCAACGTAGTCAACTCGCTTTCTTTTATATCCTTTTAAAGGTGGTCTTGTACGTTTGTTAAGTAGTATCTTTTTACCAATGTAAACTTGTTCTGTTCGTCTGTTAAGTATTCTGTAAACAAACCCAACTGCTTCTGATGGTAAATCTTCTCTTGATTTTATTCTTTGTCCTTTATAGTTCCACATAGTCAAAAAAAAAGGAGGCTTTTAAACCTCCCTTATAATTTAAAATGGCAAATCATCTGCTGCAACTGGTGTTGCTTTCTCTGCCTTTGCCTCTGACTTTTGAACAAAAGATTGTAAGTTGTCTGATGCATAGTAAATTTTACCATTAGCAACATACCTTTTCTTTTCTCCATTATCTCTTTGTTCCTTTGTTTGTGGAATTGTAAAAGAAACATTTTGTCCGTAGTTACCTTCTTCAAAAATAGAAAAGTTTAATTTAAGTTTCTTTAACTCTTTTCCATCTTCTCCTTTCTTTGCAACTAATTCTCTTTTTGAGTTGTAAGTTAAAACGTTTTCAAAATACTGTTTAAGGCTTTTGATTTCATCTAATCTTAATTCAACATCTCCTAATAAATAACTTTTGTTTGCACTCATAATTTTACTTGTTTTTAAATTTATAATCCAGTTGTAATTTTATTATCTATCACTTCTATAATATGCCTAAAAGTGCTTCTTTCTTGTTCGCCAGTTACATCTACTCCATTGATAAAGAATCTGTAATGGTCTTTCTTGTCTGTTGGTCTTAATTCAAAGTCATTCATATTTATTTAGTTAATAGTTCTTTTACTTCTTTTGATATTCTGTACTTTTCTTCAACTTTAGAAATGTTACCTCCACCTTTTAGGTATGTCTGTACTTTCTTAAATTCAGCAGTACCTTTGTTTAACCAACTCTTTTCAGATGATTTAGCACCTTTTCCGTGTGTGTTTGTAGAATCTGCATCTTTTGTATCATCAATCAAAAATAAACCATTTAAGGCATACTTACGTGCATAACTACTTGAACTACCAAAACTTTGTGCTATGTCCATACCTTTTCTGTTTGGATCTATACCAGCTTGTGCTTTAGTATGTACTGAATCTTTACCATCAGATATAAATACTATTGCTTCAACAAACAATACACCACACACTTCTCTTACTTCATCAGAGATTGTTAATGTACATTTGTGTTTATCCAGTAGAGGTTTAACTGCTTCAAGGATATCTTCACAACTTCGATAGTTGTACTTTCCAAAATTGTTTCTTTGGTTTTTTGGTGCTTTTAATTCGGCTTGAATCTTTCTTAATTTTTCCATAATTTTAATCTATTGTTACATTTAATTTTAAAATATTCTTAATACTATCAGTTTCTTTTACTTGATAGTTAATCAACACATCTGTAATGTTGTGATCTTGATTTGTATGCATTTCTATTGTAGATTTTAATGCATCCCATACTGAATTATTTACTTTCATAATTTATATGTTTTTGTACAAAATTCAAAAAATGTTATTTCTTTATTCTTAACAATAGCAGCATAATCTTTTTTTAATTGATTATACTGCTCTTTTGTTACTAAATCCTTTATATTCATTTATTTTGTATTTTTTGTAATTTGCTCACTTACAGAAAAAACATCATTCCATCTTGAAACAGTAAAAGAAAAATCATTTGTTTCCACTAAAATTAAATCTTCGCTATTTTTATATTGAGATAAATAAATCATCTCCCAATTACCATTAATTTTTCTATCAATTTTATATTTTCTAAAATTTTCAACTATTAATCCGTTAACTATTTTTATATCATTTTCTAAATCTTGTAATAATTCTCTAAAACTTTCGTATTTTTTAATCTTCATTTTGTTTATATTTTAATATTATTATTATTTGATGAGGTAAAAGTAAATAATAAAAACATATAAAAGTGTTAAAGAAATGTTAAAATTTAAAAAGGAGAGCTTTTAGACCCTCCTTCTTAATGCAAATGATAATTAAAACAAAACTAAAAAATACTTTATGGGAAAAAATAATCT